AACAGCCCACTCAAGTAGAGGGCGCAGCTCGCGGTAGAGTCCCAGCTAGCAGAAGGGGCCATTCCGTGAATGATCTTCCAGAAGAGCATAGGCAAATCATGCAAACCCTTGTGCGTGGTGGTACTATGACGAAGGAAGAATATCTTAAAAGTTACTTTGGCGACGAGTAGCCATAAGGAGAGATGAATATGAGCAATACAACTGTAAATTCTGTGGCACGAGGCCGTTCAGCTAAGACTGAAGTACGTAAGCGTACAAAACGCATTCCCATGAGTGGGTCACGTATGCGTATGCACATTGAGGAATCTGACAAAGATCCGAATTTCCACTATGCGTGGATTAACGATCAAAACGGCATGATTCAGCGTGCAAAGGCAGCAGGCTACGAGCACTGTACACGATCTGAGTTCCCCGCGTGGGGAGAAGAGACAGTAGATAGCTCGGATGGTACGAGCGCATTGGTTGAGATGGATGTGGGTGCAGGTGTAACAGCCTATCTCATGAAACAGCCGATGGAGTACCATGAAGAGGATCAGGCTGAACTTGCTCAGATGGCAGATGATCGTGAAGCTGATCTAAAGAAACTGCTGGATAGCGGGAACGGAACTTATGGTAAGATCGATATTTCTCGGCATAAATAAGTCTCTCATTCTCTCCTATCCGGTTACTTAACCTATCTAGGAGATAATTATGGCTAATAGCGACAACCCCAATGGTTTTCGCCCTGTCCAGTACCTGAGTGGTGCGCCTTACACGGGTGCCCACAACAAGTACAAGGCAGGTGAGAATCTGTTTATGGGCGATTTGGTTGAGCTGACGGGTGCTGATGGTGACGGTTATGCCGTCGTTGCACGCTCCGAAGCTGGTGATGTTCATGCTGGTGTAGTTGTTGGTTGGGACGCTGTTCCTTCCGGTAACGGCTCTGCCAGTCTGGAGAACCTGTACTGCGCTTCTGGCGGAGTGGTTTACATTGCTGACCAGCCGGATCTGCTCTTTGAAGCACAGCAGGATAACACTAACATCGTTGATGCTACCATTGGTCTGAACGCCGAAGTTGTTGTTGCCGCAGGCAGCACGACCACTGGCAAGTCCAATATGGAAGTTGATAGCGATACTGCTGATACGACTAACACACTGTCCTTGCAGTTGGTTAGGTTTGTTGATCGTGAAGACAATGATCGCACTGCTGCGAACTCGCGTCTGATCGTGAAGATTAACCTGCATCAGCGTGCTAACGGCGCAACCGGCATTTAAGGGAGAATAATTAAATGGCTATTTCAACTGGTAGTTTTGCCAAAGCCCTGTGGCCCGGTGTTAATGCGTGGTATGGGCAGGCTTACGACGAGCATGACGTGGAATACACGGATCTGTTCGATATCGAAAAGAGCCGTAAGGCTTACGAAGAGGACATGGGTACTAGCATGTTCGGGCTGGCTGCTGTCAAGCCGGAGGGCGCAAGCATCTCCTATGACAGCGCGACTCAGGGCTTCCTGACTCGTTACCAGCACGTCACCTATGGTCTGGGTTTCATCATCACTCGTGAGATGGTTGATGACGACCTGTATGACGTTATCGGTAAGAAGAGGGCGCAGGGTCTTGCGTTCTCCATGCGTCAGACCAAGGAAGTTGTATGCGCTAACGTGTACAACCGTGCTTTCAACAGTGCCTATACTGGTGGTGATGGCAAGGAGCTTCTGGCTACGGATCACGTCAATGTGGTCGGCCCAGCTTATGCCAACGAGACGACTGCTGCGGCTCTGTCCGAGGCGTCCCTTGAGGATCTGTCCATCCTGACTATGAAGGCTACGAATGATCGTGGTCTGAATATCAGCATTCATGGTCAGAGCCTGATCGTTCCCCCGGATCTGATGTTCGAGGCTGATCGTATCCTTAACTCGCCGCTGCGAGTGGGTACTGCCAACAACGATCTGAACGCGCTCAAGAACATGGGCAAGTTCCCCGGTGGTGTCAAGATGAATCACTACCTGACCTCTACGACTGCGTACTTCATCCGTACCAACTGCCCGGATGGCATGAAGCTGTTCGAGCGTCGGGCTGATGATTTCAGCATGGACAACGACTTCGACAGCGACAACGCCAAGTACAAGGCAACTGCTCGCTGGAGCTGTGGTTGGACTGATCCTCGCGGTCTGTACGGCAACTCTGGAGCGTAACGTGGTTAGCCCCCTTCGGGGGGCTTTCCTCTTAGGAGAAGATTATGGCTAAATCACTGCTAAAGGTCACGCGAGAGGGAGCAGATGCTGGTTTTGAGGTACTGGAGACTTCCGGTGCGGTAACTGTCCTTGTGGATGGTACTCAGATTCTGGCGGAACAGCAATCAGCTATTGCTGACGCGACTGACGCGGCGACTGCAATTACGCAGATCAACGCAATACTGGATGCGCTTCAGGCTCACGGCTTGATCGCAACTTAAGGAATTCTTCGCCAAGGATGGCATCATTCTAATCAGGGGGCTGATATGGAATTAGTAATCGGAGCAGGACATCGTAGTGGCCTGCGTAAATCACTCACTACAAATGGTACTCACGAGTACCAAGAGCCAGTGACACTGGACATTAATCCAGAAGTGAAGCCGGATGTAGTACACGATCTGAATATCCGGCCCCTCCCGTTTGAGGATGAGCAGTTCGATGAGATCCACGCATATGAGGTGCTGGAGCACATCGGAGAGCAGGGAGACTACGAAGGCTTCTTTGAGGAGTTCGCTGAGTACTCCCGTATCCTGAAGCCCGGCGGGCTGCTAGTAGGCAGTTGCCCTAGATGGGACAGCATATGGGCTTGGGGAGATCCCAGCCATACACGGGTACTGAGTTCAGCATCCTTCGTCTTTCTGAATCAGGAAGAGTACGAGAAGCAGCAGGGCAAGACTTCAATGACCGACTTCCGTAGGACTTGGAAGCACAGCTTTAGGCTGGTATTTTCGGACATACAGGGCGAGTCTTGGTTCTTTGTACTGGAGAAGCAATCATGAGTGATGAAGTAGAAATTGATCTGAAGGGTATAAAGCTGCTCATATCTGTACCCTCATACGATGGCAATATCCCGATAGAATGGATGTATGCCTACATGGAAACTGCTGCGGTATGCGCTGCACATGGAGTGATAGTGGGGCTAAACGCCCGCGTAGGATCTTCACTGATCCCAAAGTGCCGGGATGAGATCATCCACCAGTTCCTGTTTGACGAGGCTCAGCAGCCCTTCGACTACCTTCTCTGCATTGATGCAGATGTGGTCTGGAAGGCAGATCAGATACCTCAGATGCTGGCAGCAGCTATAGCGAATAAGGGAGATACGATCTACGGAACGTATCCAGTGAAGACAGATGATCCCCTGTTCCACATAGAGTTCACCAAGACGACTGACGGCAAGCCCGTCATTAATGGTGATCTGTTCAGAGTGAACTCGGGAGCCGCAGGCTTCATGCTTCTGTCCCGCTTTACGTTGGAGCATATGTACCAGAAGTACGATGATCTGTACTACGAGGCAAAGGCTGGTTCAGACTTCAACACCGATAAGCCGGTCTGTGCGATGTTCACACCGGGTATCATTAGAAATAAGTATAGGGGAGAAGATATCATGTTCTCCATACGCCTTAACTACGCTGGACTTAAGATGTGGCTAGACCCAAGACTTGAGCTAGTACACATTGGAAAGAAACGATACGACCACAGCTTCAAGAGCTATCTGGATAACGTGGTCTTCAAAGCTGACTAACGGAGATAATTAAATGAAAGTAACTGCAACTGCATCAGCCAAGAGCTTTGGAGCTGTCACGAAGAGTGACTCCACAGAGCTGCTCTTTAACGCTGTCTACGTAGGCACTGCTGGCGATGTTGCCATCTCCCCTACTGCCGATGGAACTGGAGACGCTGTAACCTTTACTGGTGTGCCAGCCGGATCTATCCTGCCAGTGGCGGGCAAGCGGGTTATGAGCACAAACACTACTGCTGACGCTATGGTATGGCTGCTCTGGTAAGCTGATATGATTACTCTTACAGGAATTGGCGCTGGCCCTCCTTGGTTGGGCCTTCCTTCCCTTAACCTAAATGGTGGTGGGGGACAGACGGGTTATGAAGATCAAGTCGTACTAGATCCCGATCTGGACGTATACATCCCCGACATTGGTGGTGATACTAATCCTCCTCCCAAGAAAGGTAATGGGAATAGTGGTGGTGGTAACTTCAATAGGACGGGCAGCGTAAAGACCGGCATTGAGTCCGGTATGTTTGCGTGCGGCAATCCAAAGAGAAACAAGTCTATCCTCCTCACACAGAACAGTGGTGAGGGTGTTATCAGTAGTTCAACTCCTATAGCTCCTACGGGAGACTTTACGATTGAGGTCTGGACAACTGATTGTATAGTCCCTGCTAATGGGTGTGTGCTGTTTGGCATGGCTAAAGAGAACGTAGGCCCGGCCTCTGAGGATATCTGGTGTGCACTGATCCTTAATAACTTAGAGTACCCACGTCTACAGTTTATCGACGCTACTGACACATTCCAAGACACTCAATGTGATGCGGGTCAGCTAAATGCTAGTAATAATGACAATAACAGGGTTGTTCATATAGTAGTGACCTATACCAAGTCCACTGGTGCTGTGGAGTGGTATATTAATGGTGTTCATCAGGAAACAGACAACCTTGGTACTGCTGGCGTTAAGGCCATTACAAGTGAGGATGTGAGGTACTGCATCGGTGATGTGCCCTCTGCCGCTGACTCTGACGTAGCAGCAGGTGTTTGGGGTGGTACTCATGTACGTGTCCATGACACTGCCTACTATACCCGTGCGCTTTCTCGCAGGGACGTGATGTACCATTATAACCTTGGTATGACGCCTTGTGATTCTCTGCATCCGTTCAACTACCTTGCCAGCGAGCGTCATCCAGCTACACTCTGGCTTCCCTTTGACGGCGACGCTACTTCAAGTGATGGGCTTGATCCTGCTACAGAGACTAGCACAGCGTATGTTACTGGTGGTTTGAGTGGACAGCTTGGTTACGCACAGCAGGCGGTTAGCTTCAATGGAAGCGCCTCTGCTCAGCTAATCTATGATGGCAGTGCTCTACCGACTGCTGTTGCTAACGACTGGTGGACGAACGGCACTACTCCACGTACATTGATCTGGCTGAACAACACCCCGACTACTCCGTCTGGTTCAACGGAGAGGCTCTTTGGTACGGCTCAGGCCGCCCTCAACAACGGCTGGGATGTGTATTCAACTTCTGCTAGCCCCTACAACATAACGACGAGACTGCGAAATGCTAGTACTGAGGAGTACTTCTCTGGAGGTAACAACAGTACTTACGGCACATGGCACATGTGGGCCTACAGCTACTATGAGCAGAGAGCTGATGCGGGTATGTACGCTAAGAATGGTTCATGGGAAACCGGTACAGTAACTAATGGTGGTAGCTCAGTGTCTATTTCAGACGCTGACCTCTGGATAGGCTGGCTAACGGGAGCTACTGGTACAGGCTATAGGGGCTACATGCAGCACATGCTGTTCATCGATGATGATCTGGAGTGGTGTGAGCGTCTTGACTTCTGGCAGGCTTTCATCTATTACTTATCACCCTTTGACCATATCATGCTGAATGGCGAGCCGCCAGAGCACCTGTATCTGGGTAATAACTATACCTCGTCTTCCTCTACCATTACATGTGCCATCCAGAGAGCGCATGATGGTAGTGGTGGTAACTGTACGAGGAGTGGTACTATCAATAGTGGGAATACCTTCTTCTTGGATAACCACTACTGCTACGCTCCTACGGCTTCGTCTTACTTCTATATAAGTGGTGGGTATGCAGACTCGATAGACGGGACTAGCTTCTCTGCCCACTGCTGGGTGAAGACAGGCACTGCTGCTGATGGCGATGCCGTCATGAGTACGTGGACTGCTACAGGCTCACAGCAGATATTTAAGGTAGAGATAATCAATGACAGTGGATTGAAGTGGAGGCTGTCATACGATACTAATCCCGGCCCGGTGAAGACTTTTACATCTACCACAGCCGTTGAAGACAATACCCTGTATGATGTTTGGGTAACGTATGATGCTACGGATGGCTGGGCATTCTATGTCAATGGAGCGGTTGTCGGAACTGATGCCACTACTGGCAGGAAGATTGCCTCTACTACTGTGTACTGGAACTACGCTGACGGAAGTACTTCTGCTGCTCATGAGTACCAGAGATGCAGTGTGCATAACGCTGCTGCGTCTGCTGATGTCATTGCAGACTACTACTCAGCCGCTGGGAGTGCGATAGCATAATGCCTAAGAGAACTGCTAACCAGAACACCTACAAGCACGGCGACTACAACGCCATTTGTGACGTGTGTGGCTTCAAGTTTAAAGCCTGTGATCTCCGTGAGCAATGGGATGGGGATAAGAAGCTGATGGTCTGTGAGGATGATTGGGAACCCCGTCATCCCGCAGAGTTCTTCAAGCCTCCGAAGGAAGACATAAGTGTTCCGTGGAATCGGTTCGATACCGCCGAAAGTGGTGGTACTGACATCAACGGGGACTCGTTCCCCGGTACTCCTGCTGCTGGTGTGCAGGACATAGGTGAAGACATGGACTCCGACGACGATGGTGTGCCGGATCTGGGAACCTTCACTACCAACAACACTACTTTTGACTAGGACTAATACATGGCGACTTCTGGTACATACAACTACCTAGCGACCGCTGGCGTTATCGTCACCGAGGCGCTACGGAAGATTGGTGTAGTCGAGGAAGGCACCTCTGCCAGTACGGCACAGATTGAGGATGCCATGCCAGCTCTGGAGATGTTCCTTAAGTCCCTTGGCAACAAGGGGCTTATGGTATGGAAGGTGCAGAAGGCCACCGTCACTCTAGTAGCTAGCACGAACGCATACACCTATGATGTGAACTACCGATTTACCGAGATTACGGACATACAGTATCGGGACAGTGACGGCAACGATACCCCGCTGATTGAACTCAGCCGGGAGGAGTACAGCCGCCAGAACAACAAGAGTCTGGAAGGACAGCCTACTCAGTACTGGTGGGATAAGGCTCCTCTCCCCGGAAACGACCGGATATACGTATGGCCTGCTCCTGACACTGCAAACGCTGGCAGCAGTCAGGCTCTGATTGTAACCGGCATACTACCAATCGAGGACGCTGACGATTCTACACCGGATGGCACTTACGATATTGACCTCCCTTCCGAATGGTATGAGGCGGTGGCGTATGGCCTCGCAGTACGTCTCGCCCCTCATCATGGCCTTCCGATCACTGACAGGCGTGAGCTGAGAGCTGAGTACAAAGAGATTCTGGAGGATACCCTGAACTTCGACAGAGAGACTGCTTCTGTCTACTTCAGAGCTGCAAGGAGAGGTGACTAATGGCTAGTGGTGCTGGCCGTGAAGACGTAAGGCTACCAGTCCTGACGGACATGCACATCAACCTGTTCTCGGTTGGTGAGGTGTCCAATATGGGATCATACATCCTGAACGGAGTGGTCGGGAAGTATGGCAATGGGGAGTACTTCGTCCAGCAGCGTCCTAGTTTCCAGATCTTCAACAAGCCCTCTGACGACAGTGTGACGGATGTAATTGGCCGAGGTTTATATTATCACGCACTAGCCGACAATTTGTACATTATAAACGACACAAGGATGTATTATGACTCGTATGCCAATCTGATGACGCTGGCGACTGTTGCTACTCACAGTGCGAATACTTCCGATGCGACGTGGTTTACGACTGGTACGAAACGTATCTACCCGATACGGCTTGGGGACGATGTGTTCTTTATCGATCCTGAAGGCAATGAGGGCAAGTACGTCAGGTCAGCGAGCAGCTACACTGTCCTGTATGACATGGGAAGCGGCGCAGGTGAGCACACCAGCGACGACTTCACTGCGTTCCCTCCGAATAACAGCAGAACTCTGGCTCACGGTGGCGCAGCTCTTGACCAAACCATGTATGTTATGGCAACTGACGGCACTATCTGGGGCAGTGATACTGGTAATGGCAAGGACTGGTCTGACGCCTTGAACGTCCTTACAGCAGAGAAGGAGGAGGACGATGGCGTCTATCTGGCGAAGCATTATGACAATCTTGTTGCATTTGGCCGTCGCACTATCGAGTTTCTTTATAACGTTGCTAATCCTACAGGATCTCCTCTCGGGATACGGCAGGATATATCTTACAACGTGGGCTGTGCTGATCCTCTCAGTGTTTGGCAGCATGGCGACGACATATACTTTCTGGGCATTGACCACTCAGGTCAGATCCAGCCATACCGACTGAGGGGCTGGAAGCTTGAGCCTATTGGTGATGGCTCTATCTCATCCTTCATGACGGTATCCAAGTCTCAGGATCAGCTTCTAGTAATGGGATCAGGTATGGCAGCAGGTGGGGAAGCCTACTATGTCCTGTCTACCTACTTCATTAATGATGACTCTGAGCCTGAAGTTATCGTCAGCTACGTGTACAACACGAAGAGCCAGATCTGGACGGAGTGGCAGTTCTCTGAGGCCACGATGGACAGCTTCCCTCTGGTGCAGTACACCATGACGGATGACGACAGGATTGGTGAGGGCATGATGCTCAACGGACAACTGGTGTTTGCCGTTGACAACTTCACCCCTGCTGACGGTGTAACCGTGCTGGGTACAGATGCCTACGTTGCCTCTGGTTACGTGGCTACTGACTACGTGGTGGAAAGCTCTGGTAGCTCCTCCTACGAGGCTATCAAGTTCCTCATCAGGATGGATAACTGGGACGGTGGCAACCGGAACAACAAGTTCTGTCACCAGATACGAGCAGTGTGTGACGAGACAGCTAACCCACAGAATCTGACTGTACGCTGGAATGATGGAGAGTCCTTTGGTAATGCACCGGACTTCACTGGAACTCGCACTATCGATCTCCAGAGCAACCACAACAAGCTCACTCGCTGTGGTAAGTTCAAGTCTCGGAGTTTCGAGCTGGAATATCAAGGTAGTGAGCAGATCCGTGTGAAGGGTCTAGATCTGGTACTGACTGGAGGCGTGATCTGATGCAGAACAAGAGAGAGCTGGAAGCGCCACCAAACAGCAATACAACGTTTGATATCGTGTGGCGGCAATGGCTAAACAGGGTCTACGAGAGGGTGAAGGGGCCACTTTGGGAGGATATGCTGTCTCCGATAGCTGGTTCTACTTCAGGAGGCACCAAGCCTACCTTTAGTAGCTTTGGGCCTGATAGCTTAACTGAGCAGTACCAGTTTAACCGTGGCGAAAGCATCTACGTAGGCTTTCATGTACTCCATAATACAAAGCCGGGTAGCTTATTCTACCCTCACGTTCACTGGAGTACTGATGGAACTGCTGCGACACTAGGCTCAAGCGACATTGTAGAATGGGAAATCAACTACTCGGTAGCTAAAGGACATCAGCAGGAGAACTTCCCTGCTGCTAGTCAGATACTTATACAGCAATCTGTGTACAACAGTGTGACAGGAAGTGGGCCGTCGCCGACTGCTTGGCACCACTACATTACAGAAGCGAGTGACGCTCAGGCGTTTGAAGCTCCAGAAGTAGACAGTCTCATACTAATGGAAATTAAGAGGGGTAGCACTAACGACACCTATAGTAATAGTGCCAATGGGCATGTCTTTGGGCTTTATGTCGATATCCACTACCAGATTGATCGTTTTGGTACTCCTCAGAAATCTCCTAACTTCTATGAATATAACATCAGGTAACTAAAATGACGGCTATTATTACACGTACAGATGCACTGTCTACTGACAATGGGTCTAGTTCCGTCAAAGGCTCTACGCTTACTCACACTGAGCTGGACAGGAACTTCTACCCAATCAAGCTAGCTACTGACGGCACTGTAGAGGCTGGCAAGGCTATCATCGTAGACAGCAACAAGGACTTCACTGGTGTCCGAAGTGGCACCTTCACTGGTACTGTGACTGCCGAGCAGATCACTTCTACCGACGACATGAATGTTACTGATGACCTGACAGTTGGTGGGAATCTCACAGTCACTGGCTCTATCACTAACGATTCTATCCCCGCTGGAGACTTCTTCGGGGGTAAGATTGCTAGTGGTGGAACTACGTCATATGACTTTGGCCCGGCCTTCACCTCGTCTCGTACTTCGACGGGGCTGTACCGAATCACTCCGGGCACTTCCGTCAGCAACGCTAACAAGTGGATCGTGACGGCTACTCCCGAGTTTGGCTCGGATATCGTGTGCTGGGTAGAGACAGTAACTACAACCTACTTTACTATCCGCTTTGTGAGTAGGGGCGCTGGTAACAACACGAATACGGACTTCTCATTCATGTGTGTGGTAGGTGCCTAATGACTAATCAAGAACTCAGGAAGATAATCAGTGCTCACTTCGAGGGCCGTGCTGTAGAGAGGATGGTTTGGACTCTGGAGCAGGTTACTCACTCGTGGATCGAGCTGTGCAAAGAACCTGCTCTTAGGAGCGGTTTAGGCGAAGAGTGGGCGGATCGTACTAAATACATTATCGGTATCGCTGTCCCTACGCTAGTCCTGATTGGACTGGAATGGGCATGCAGTGGTACTCTGCTCTAATCGGAGATTAAGATGGCAATAGACTGGTGGAATGTAGGCACGAAAGCTGCTGACTGGTATCTGAAGGACAAGCAGATAAATGACGCTCAGGATAACCTGTTAGGCGGTATTAAGGGTGCCCGACAGGACATCAAGGAATACTCCCAG